TCCGCGCATGGGTGCGATTTCTGATTATGTCGCTGACAAGTTGGGAGTTCCTGCTGAACTCCGCACAACGCCGCAGGAACGCCAGATGGCGATGCAGCAGGCTGCTGAGATGGCGCAGATGGCGGCACAACAGGGCATGGTTGAAGGAGAAGAATGACGGAAGTTGAAGGATGGGACGGGCTTCGGCAAGCAGCGCCGCAGCTTCGTCGCACAAATGAGCAGGAGCGTGACGACACTGATCGCACTTACCTGCGGGTATTCGGCAGTGAAGACGGGCAGAAGGTTTTGGAGCATCTGCGTTCGCTGACGATAGAGCAGCCCACCTGGTATCCGGGTGAAGAAGCAAGCCACGGCTATGCTAGGGAAGGGCAAAATTCACTGGTCCGCGAGATTGAGCGGCGTATTAAAAGGGCATCACAGTTATGAGCGAAGAAGCAGAAAACACAGAAAGTTCCGGCGAGGGTCTTCTTGCCGATGCGGCACCTGCGGTTGAAGAAGCGCCACAGGAAGAAGCAGCAATCGACCATCGCATTCCCGACGAACAGCCTAGCGTAGAGCAGGTTACTGTCTCGGAGAACGACGAAGAAGTAGAGTTCGAGCGTCCCGAATGGTATCCAGAAAAATTCTGGAACGAAGATGATGGGCCTGATCTCGAAAATCTTGCAAAATCATACAACGAACTTCAGAAGAAGTTTTCTCAGGGCAAGCACAAAGCGCCTGAAGAATATGACGTGAAGATGTTTGAGGAAGCTAATATCGCGGAAGATGACGAACTTTTCTCAACGTACAAAGATTGGGCAAAAGAAAACGGCATCAGCCAGCAGGCGTTCGAAGACCTGGCGTCAAAGTTTATCAGCATGGCTGGGCAAGAGCAGGAACTGGCCGAAGTCTCGTACCAGGAAGAACACCAGAAACTTGGGCCGAACGCGGACATGACGATCAAGTCCATGACCGAGTGGGCGCAGGGTCTTGTTCGCAAGGGTGTGTGGAGCGATGGTGACTTTGAGGAGTTCAAGATCATGGGCGGCACTGCCCAAGGTCTACGCGCCTTGCAAAAAGTCCGCTCATACTATGGCGATCAGCCGGTGCCTGTAGATGTCGGGCCGATTGAGGGTCTTCCGTCTAAAGAAGAACTGTCCGCTATGGTTGCAAAGCCTGAATATGTCAACGATCCGGGTTATCGCGCCAAGGTCGAGAAGATGTTCGATCAGGTTTATGGGACTCAAGATTACTCGCCAGTATGAGGAATCAAGCCCCGGTCGAACAGGTACTGAAGGCCAAAGACATTGATTTCGGCGGGGTCTTTGAGGACCACCCTGATGGGGATAGCGATCGGCATCCTTCTTTGGGTTACTGCACGATTCAAAAGATTGCGGCAATAGTGTCTGAAATAAGGCGGACTAAGCACAGTCTGTCTTGACAAAACGCTATTTACAATGTAGCGCCTCGTTCTTATAATCATTCTAACGGATAACCTTCTGGCCCGTTAGACCGGCCTTGGGACGAGGCGCAAAACCGTTCAAGCCGCAGCCCGATTCGGATACCTGCTAGGCGTTTTTCGTAAACCGAACCGAAAGGAAAAGGAAATGGCCGTAGGCATTTCTAACGCTTTCGTTCAATTGTTCGATGCGGAAGTCAAGCAGGCTTATCAGGCTTCCCGTATGCTCGCCGGTGCGACCCGCGAGCGGAACAATGTCGAAGGCTCGGTCGTGAAGTTCCCGAAAATCGGGAAAGGCACGGCCACGGTCCGCGTACCGCAGACCGACGTTACCCCGCTGAACGTCACCTACTCGCAGGTGTCCGCCACGATGGAAGATTATATCGCCGCTGAATACAGCGACATCTTCCATCAGGCCAAAGTGAACTTCGATGAGCGCCGTGAACTGGTGCAGGTCGTCGGTAACGCTATTGGTCGTCGGATGGATCAGCTTGTCATCGACGCGCTGAACTCAGCTTCGTCGCCCGCGACCGTTGCTACCAGTGTTGGTGGTGCGGGTACGAACCTTAACCTCGCCAAACTTCTCGCGGCGAAGAAGGCTCTGGACGCGAATAACGTCCCGGCTGAAGGTCGTATGATGGTCATTCACGCGAATGGTCTGTCGGCGCTTCTGGACGAAACTGAACTTACTAGCTCGGATTTCGCCACCGTCAAGGCGCTTAGTGCTGGTGAGATCGACACGTTCCTCGGCTTCAAGTTCATCATGCTCGGTGATCGTGACGAAGGCGGTCTTCCGCTGCCGTCCACCCGCACCAGCTTCGCGTTCCATCGTGACGCGGTTGGTCTGGGCATCAGCATGAACCAGAAGTCTGAAATCAACTATGTGCCTGAGAAGACGTCGTTCCTTGTCTCCTCGATGTTCTCCGCTGGTGCGGTTGCCATCGACGACGAAGGCATCGTCCAGATCAGCAGCACTGAGTAAGGAGGTAGATCATGGCTTTTGATTCTGCTGGACTCGGCGTTGTATCGGCCTCGAAGAAGGGTAACGCTCCGGCGATTTACACCTATCAGACCGCCGACACGATTGCTGACGTAAACACTGCGGGATATTTCAACGATATCTCCGACACGCTCGCCATTGGCGATCTGATCTACTGCGTCACCTCCACGGGTGGCACGCGGGTCAGCACGCTGACGCAGGTTCTTTCGAACAGCGGTGGCGTGGTCGACGTTGCGGACGGCACGACGCTTGCCGCTACTGACGGCGACTAATAAGATTGGGGCGGGTTTCGGCCCGCCCCTTTCACTTTAGGAGGTCGGCATGGCCGCAGGTGATACTAAACTTTCTATCTGTTCTGACGCGCTCATTATGCTGGGCGCTTCTCCTCTTTCTAGCTTTAGCGATGGAACTGACGAAGCGCAGATCGCAGATCGTCTGTACGACGATATCCGCGACACGCTCCTGATGCAGTATCCGTATAGCTGGAGCGTTAAGAAAGTTCAGCTTGCCCAGCTTGCTGATACTCCGATCAACGAATGGAAGTACAAGTACGCGCTTCCAGGCGACATCCTTGGCAACCCCAAGGCGCTATTCAACACCAGCGCGACGGGCGCTCTGCCCCTGCGCGAGTTTGAGATTTACAGCGGCGGCGTCTATACGAATTACGAGCAGGTCTGGATTGACTACCAGTTCCGCCCGGAGCCTGCCTCATTTCCGCCTTATTTCATCAACCTCCTGCGCCATGCGCTTGCTGCGACTTTCGCTGAACCTATTACGGATCAGATCACGAAGGCACAGTATTTTCACGAAATGGCTTTCGGCGGTCCCGTACAGAACATGCGCGGTGGACTTGTACGCGTCGCAATGAACATTGACGGCGGCGACCGTCCGCCACAGAATATCATGGAGTTCCCGCTAACGGATGTCCGTGGATGAGCCGGATTACGTTCATACAGAACGACTTTACTGCGGGTGAGTTAGACCCGAAGCTGCGGGCGCGTACTGACATTGCTCAGTATTCATCCGGCCTGACGACTGCGACTAACGTATCCATACAGCCGCAGGGCGGCGCTAAACGCCGTGATGGCACGAAGTTCATCTTCGAACTAGATTCCGGCGCTGGCGATGCTGTTCGTATGGTCAAGTTCGAGTTCAGCGTGTCGGACAGCTACATGCTGGTGTTCACGCCGGGACGCATGTATGTCGTGAAGGACGGCGCGTTAATTACTAACATCAATGGCAGCGGCAACAACTACCTAACAGTATCTTCGCTTACGTCTTCAATCTTACCGGAGATGAACTGGATACAATCCGCTGATACCGTGATTGTAGTCCATGAAGATTTGGAGCCGCTCAAGATCGTGCGCGGCGTGAGTGATTCGACATGGACTGCCAGCACAATCACGTTTTCTCATATTCCGCTTTTCGCGTTCAACCTTGACACACATAATCCGACATACACCGTCACGCCATCTGGAACTAGCGGTAATATAGAAATCACGGCGTCCAGTGTTACGACGGACACAGGTACAGCGCAAAACGGTCAGAACTCTGGGATCACTCTAAAAGCAGCCACCAGCTTTACATCAGACGATCAATGCAATGGTATGTTTATTGAGATTACGGCTGGCACTGGTGCGGGCCAGACTCGACATATCGAGGATTACAACGCGGCTTCTAAGTTTGCGACGGTCGAGCCTCAATTTGATACAGCGCCTGACAATACATCGCAGTATGATATCAAGGCATTCAAGGCAGCAGCGGTTGGCGAATACATCAACGCGCTGAACGGCTTTGGTCGTGCGCGTATCACAGAGTTCGTCAGCAATACTGTCGTCAAGGCGTATGTAGAGATACCGTTCTTCGACACTGACGCCATTGTTAGCGGCGATTGGGAATCAGAACACGGCTACGAAAACGCTTGGAGTAATGATCGCGGTTGGCCGCGCAGCGTTACGTTTCATGAAGGACGCCTTTTCTTTGGCGGCGCTAAAAGCCTGCCGTCTACGATCTGGGGTTCGCGCGTCAGCGACTTCTTTAACTTCGATCCAGGCGAGGCGCTGGACGACAGTTCAGTAGAAGCCACGCTCGACACTGGCACGTTCAATGCGATTGTCGATATATACTCAGGTCGTCACCTTCAGGTGTTCACGACCGGCGGCGAGTTCTTCGTGCCGCAGTCACTGGATGATCCGATTACGCCGTCTAATCTGATCGTGAAACAGCAGACGGCATTTGGTATGAAGCCAGGTCTGCGCGTACAAAACATCGACGGCGCGTCTTTGTTCGTTCAGCGCCAAGGCAAAGCGCTTCAGGAGTTTATCTTCAGCGACACGGTTCAGGCCTATACGTCTGCAAAGATATCCCTGCTCTCGTCGCATCTGCTGAAATCGCCAGAGGAGATGGCAGTTCGAGTTGCTACATCAACCGACGAAGGCGACCGCCTGCTTATTGTAAATGGTGACGATGGGTCACTGACTTGCTACACGATACTGCGTTCACAGAACGTCGTGGCACCAGCGTCGTGGACAACGGACGGCGAGTTTACAAATGTCGGCGTTGATGTTGATGACATCTATGTCACTGTCAAGCGCACTGTGAACAGTGCCACAGTTTATTATGTGGAGTTATTCGATGATGAAGTTTTGCTCGACTGTGCGAAAACAGGTGGCGCGGCGTCTTCGGTTGCTATGGCTCACCTTGAAGCTGCTACTGTCAAGATTATACGAGATGGTGTTGTGGAGCCTGACCAAACTGTACCAGGCACTCCGTTCACTGTTACGTTCGCTGAAGCAGCTACTGCTTCGTATCAAGTCGGCCTTAACTTCACGCCTGTAATTAAGACGCTGCCGTTTGAGCCAAAGCTGCCATCTGGCCCATTGAAGGGCTTTAAGAAGCGCATCTTCGAGGTGAACGCGGAAGTGTTTGAGACGCAGGCCATGACGATCAACGGCAAAGAGATTCCGTTCCGGCGTTTGGGTGGTGATATCCTCGACGAAGACGTGCCGGAGTTTACGGGCCTGAAGACACTGCATGGCATTCTGGGCTACAGTTACGACGGCCAAATCACGATAGGCCAGAACGTGCCGTTGAAGATGAACGTATTGGGTATTGACTACAAAGTGAGTGCAGGACAATGACAGCAGCCGCATTACCTCTTGTCATGGCTGGCGTCAGTGCCGTCGGCACTATCGCTGGCGGTCAGGCGCAGGCGCGTATGGCGAGCGCACAAGCCGCTGCTGCCCAACAGGCAGCACAGGCGCAGGCGATGGCTTCGTTGCGTCAAGCGACAATGCAGCGAATGCAGGGCCGTTCTGAGGTGTTGAAATATAAAGAAGAAGGTGTAAGGACGCTTGAGAATGTGCTGCGTAATATATCAACGATAAATGCTAGGGCAGGCGCTGGAGGTATTGATCCGTTCAGCGGTAGCGCACAGGCGCTTACAAATTACGCACTCGGCACAGCAAGCGATGAGTACGGCATGTCATTAGACAATGCGATTATCACGCTGCGTTCCAATGAACTTCAGGCTGGTATATTTGAAGAAAACGCCCAGCTTCAGCTTGATCGCGGCGCACAAGAGGCATCGTTGCTGCGCTACCAAGGGCAGCAGGCCAAACAGCAATCTTACTTCAAAGCTGCGTCTACATTGGGGATGGCTGGTTATCGCTACTCCCAGATTGGTGGTCCACCTACAACAACAATCGGAACGCAAAATTTAACTGCTGCACAATACGCTGCTAGTTATCCTGCGAACGCTCTTTAATAGGTAAACAGATGGCTGAACGTCTTCCTAGATATCGCCGCACAGGAGTTTCTCCTACCGCTGTCCCGTCTGTTTCGACACGCGGCTTGAACTATCGTATGCCGCAAATGCAGATCAGTGATCCTTTCGCCGGGATCACAAGTGCGTTAGATAAAATGACGGACTTCGCTTTCGAGCGTGCTGTAGGGAAAGCGAAGAAAGAAGGTGTCGAGTTCCGTATGGAGAACCCGATAACCAGCGATCAGATATCTGCGGCTATGTCGCAAGGGCGAGATATTGATGAAATCGTTGGCGACCCGGATACGATATTTGGTTCCGCGTCTCGCGCCACGGCTTCAGCGCAGTTAAAGACCGAACTGGAAGCCAACGCCCGTAACGAGATAGCTGCCATCTCCGCAGCCCTTAACAGCGATGTCCCGATCAACCCTGACGAGGTTCAGGTTAAAATACAAAGCGTCATAGACGGACACGCTGATATCCTAGCGCAAGTCGATCCTGGGGCGTCTTATAGCTATCGCGGCACGATAAGCACGATTGCGGCTCCGGTTTATAAACTTGCGTTGGAAAAGGAATACAAACGCGCCAGACTAGCTGGGCAGCTTTCTCTGAATAACGCTATGGCTCAGGCACCTGCTGCGATGCTGGCGGCTGTCATGGCGTCTGCTGGCGCGGTTACTGAGGTCAACGGAAAGCCTGTTCCTGAACTGGAGCAGAGTTTTGCAGTTATTCGCAGGACGTTGATGGATCAGGCGATAGGCACTGGCGATTTGGCGCTTATCAAAAACACGCAAGAAAAAATTCTCAAGATGGAGGAGAAGGCCAAGGTAGATGGTCTTCGCCAGTTTGCCAGAGAGAACCCTAGCATCGTAGATGTCTATAGCGGCAACTACGGTCGGCTAACTTCCGTGTACGCCGGGCTGTCGGAAGATAACAAGGAGACTGTGCGCGAGAAGATAATTAATGAAAGGGCCGCGGAGAATAAGGCGGCGAAGGAAAGACGGACAGAGTTGGAGGCTCAAACGGCATCCGCCGCAGATCGCGTCTTAAACACTCTTTATGGAATGAATCGAAGTGATCCGGCGTATCCCGAACTCAAGGCTCAATATGAAAGATATAAAAAACAGGGTCTGTACAAGCCGTCTGAACACAAAGCACTTGATGACAATATCAACGCTAAACCAAAAGGCTCAGACGACGACTTCCTTCTAGTTGTACAAAACATAAACAGTAACAAGTATCGTAATCTGTCTGGTATAAGAAACGCGATGGGAGAACTTGACCTTGATCCGGGACAAAGAGTCAAACTAGAGGATAGATTTAAGACACAATTAAATACTGACAAAAGAGAGGCATACAGGATTCTGAGAAAAAGTGTTGGCGCTCTTAGCGAACTAACCCGTTTAGACTTAAAAACTCAAGTCATGCTCGCAGACATGGAGCAGCAACTTCAAGAAAAATACGATAAAGGAATAGCACAAGAAAAACCTCAAACTTATGTTGAGATTGCGAATGAACTTTATCGCAGCGGCTCTGGCGACTTGAAAAGAAAAGAACTCGAAAAATCAGAAGACAATATCAAGTCTTTATTGAAAGGATATGGAATCAATGTTGGTAACATAACTAAAGAAAACATTGAAAGCCTGATAAGTGATCTTGAAGGCAAAAAAGCCGAATCTTATGATATTGAAGCACTCGAACTCCATAAAAGAAAATATCTTAGTTTGGAACAGTGATGACTGATATTTTTGCGGAAATGCACCAAAAAACAATGGCTGCTTCATTCCAAGGGAATGTCAGCCCCCAACGCTTTGGCGGTAGCCCAGAGGTTGAGATCACTGAGGAGAGGCTGCGTTACGATCCTCGGTTCATCGAAAACTCGAAGATCGTCTACGAACTTATGCAGGGCGATGAGTTCAACGGTGATGATGATGAGGCTCACAAATACGGCATAAACATCATGTCCTCGTTCACATGGAACTTCGCCAATCCGATTGCTGGAGAAGTGGCGGGCATAGAGATACGACCTGGTATGGCGCGTCAGGCGGCAACGCTGATGGCGTCAGGCTCTCGCCAACATGCGAAGGCTTGGGTCTATCTGTTCGATCAGTATGAGCGCCTGCCAGACTTCACCGCGTCGGGAACATATCGCGCCATCCGTGATCTGTTGACAGACCCCGGTATAATTGCTGGCGGCATAACGACTATGGCGGCACGTAAAGCGGGCATGAAAGGTATTACCGGACTGATCCGCAAGATGGCAGAGAGACCGAAAACGTCAGCCGCCGTTCTCGGTGGCGCGGCCACTGGGACGCCTGCCGTAGCGGAGGCCGTTATCGAAGAACAAGCTGGCTTTGAGGAGCCATTGTTAGATCGCGCTGGAGACGTGGCGCTTCAAACTGCGATAGGCGCAGCCGCTGGACCTGCTTTGGTGAAGGGTGGCGAGGCGTTAGTTAAAGGCGTTGAACAGGTCGTCAAGTATGGCACCGGAGAGCAATAATGGCACTTACCGAAGATGAAGGCGAAATCCTGAAGGGCGCTCTGGAGGAACAGGGCATCCAAGTTGCTGGCGTTACTGGCGTTGGACGTGCTGGCGTCAGAGAGTTACTGAGCGGCATGAAGGGTAAACGCTCTGTAGACGCGGTAGTTACGCCTGATAAACGCGATCCTGTAGCAGACGAATTAGAGACTTCGCCAATCGAAGAAACGGTGGACCCTAAAGAACTTGAAGCGCAGCCTGACTTCAACACTACAGAAGGCGATCCAGAGGCTCCGTCTGATTTAGGTTTAGAGGGCGATGGCATAATACCGGAGTCTACGGAAGTCGTGCCGGAAACACCGGCACCTCCTCCTGGTAAAGAGACAGTTTCTGAAGAAGGAATGGAAGCGCTTATCAAGGCGCGTGATGAGCAGATCGGCCAACCCCGCACTGCGCCCTCTCCGACTCCGGCGCAGAAAGCTGCTGGCGTTGTTCGCGGTCCTATCAACACGCGCTTCTATGATGATGATGGGTTGGCGGCTACTGTTCAGGCAGCAGCGGCGCAGCTTCCTGACGTTAAAACGCGTACCATTCAAAGCATATACGACGAAGCGGTGAAGGCCGGTGTACCGCAGAAAACATTGAAGGGGATTCTGTCCGGCAAGAAGATGGAGTCGGCAGTCGGTGACGACGAACTCGCTGTAAACCTTGCTGGGCTGATGAGCCTACATGACGTCAGCGCCAAGAAGCTGGACGAAATGATGTTCAAGATGCGCGATGGCGAACTTGACGAAGCGGGCCAGCTAGAATTGCGTGAGGCCATAGCGCAGCACACGATCATCATGGATTCGCTATCTAACGCAAAGCGTGACGTAGCGCGTACTATGAACGTCTTCAAGAATGTTGCTGAACGCGACGAGGTTTCTATACATGAGATAAGGTCTGCCCTCGACAACGAGGGTGGCGAAGACCATCTGCGGGCCTTGGCTGAAAATTACATTAAAGTCGGAGCCAAATCAGGCGGACGCGCAAGAAAGAACAGGATGTTGCAGCGAGCCTTTGGCTTAAAAGTTTATGACGCGATGGTCTACTCCGCGCAGTCTGTACTTTTGTCGAACCCTGAAACGCATATGTTTAACCTCGCGGCTAATATCGGATTTACCGGGATGGATTATTCAGAGAGATTGCTATCCATACCGATTGGCAAGATGCGTCAAAGAATGGCGAAAGTTTTCGGCAAGGACTACGACGCAGACCGCTACTTCATGGACGACATCTATGCAAGAAACCACGCTTTCCTGTCAGGCTTACTTGATGGCGTAACCTTAATGGGGCGCAGTTTGAAGTCTGCTCAAGGGGCTGCGAAGCTAGGAGAGAATAGAAATCCCTTTAGGTCTGAATATCTGTTTGGAGAGGAAATAGCCAAGGCCCGCGCAGAAGGTGGTTTCAAAGGTAATGGGTTAATGCTTTTAGACGCGATGGGTTTAGTTTACTCAGGACCGTTTAAGGCAATACAGGCCGTTGATGAACTTGTAGGTGGCACGGTTGCGCGTATGCAGCTTCACGAAGAAGCGGCGCGTCTCGCCAAACAAACTTACGATGACGCTATTGAGTTTATGTCTTCGGATGAGGCGCTTGAACTAGCGCAAGACGCCGCCGAAAAACTTCTAACAGAACGCCCTGCTTCTATAGAACAAAGCATGAAAGAGGCCCGCGAATCAGTTACGCTCCAAGGCGCGTGGGACTTGGAGACAAGAACAGGCCGCGCGTTTTGGCAAGCGAACAAGTTCTTGAACAGATTTAAGTTCATGGTGATGTTCAACAAAACGATCTTGAAGATTGCCAGCGAAACATCGGCGCGAGTTCCGGGTCTGAATTTCCTGTCACCTCGTTTCCAGCAAGAATGGAAAAAGGGTGGAAAGTCCAGAGACCTTGCGGTTGCTAGACTGTCGCTTGGCACCGTCTTGTTGGGCGCTGGTTACTCGCTGGCAAACTCAGGTCGCATCACGGGCGGCGGGCCTGGCGATACTAACGAGCGCAATAACTTACGACAGTTAGGCTGGCAGGAGTTTTCGTTTCGTTTTGGCAAAGATGAAGTCAGCCCTGATTCTGTTAAGAGATTGCAAAAGTTAATGGGCGAAGACGCCGTAACCTTTGGCAAGGGTCAGTTTGACGGCATGGTGTTCGTTTCACTGAAACGACTTGAGCCTTTGAACACTCCGTTCCTTCTTGCGGCTGCATTCAAAGATGCCGAGAGATATGGCGCATACGATGATGGAGAGATGGCTGAGATGATGGGTCCAGCCATTGCTGCCCTTTCTGAGTACAGCACGAATATCCCTGCGCTAACGGAGATATCGAACATGATGGGTACTCTAAACACAAGATCAGAAGACAACCTAGCCACTTTCGCGTCGATAGTCGAAACGATGGCGCGTCCCGGTCTTACGTTCCTCACGAATGCCACGCCTGTCGTGAACCTAGCGAATAGTTCTTTGGCGGCAAAAGTCGAAAGAATGTTCGACCCACAGGTTAGGAATGTCGATATCACGCAGGCGCAAGAGAAAGCTGTCTATGACTTGACAGGCGCCGAAACGGCGGGCAAATGGTCCCGTCCTTTTTTCCAAGCCTACAATAGATTGCGTAGCCGAGTTCCTGGAATTTCCCCAGGGGTAAAACCGCGCCTTGATGAAATAGGTGAACCTATTGAGGCCCAACATTCTTGGGCCCCAGCTTATGTGAGGTCTGGCAAAAAGAGCGAATTGCGTGAGATGTTATCGGCGATCAACCACTTCCCAAGTGAGCCGCGCAAAACAATGAACGGGATCGCCATACCAGTTGAACTTCAGAATCGTTATAAGGAACTATACGCCAAGAAAATTAAGATACGCGGCAAGTCAATGTCTTTGGCTATAGTTGATCGTATCAAAGAGAAAATAGATTTTTACGAAAGACAAGGAATCAAAGCGCGTGTCGGCGTTATACAGGAAGAAGTCGATAGTATCGTCAGTGAATACAGAACTGCGGCGCGTCGTAGAATGTTTGGAATAACGAACTGGAACGAAGAAACAGAAACATATGATTTCCAGATAGAGGCTTTACCTGGTTCTAAATATGGCTTGCCGGGTGACGTAGTAGAGTACCCAGATTTCGCAAGACGTATGCGTGATATATCCATGCAAGAGAAAATGCGTGGAGACTAATATGAACTTCATGTACCATCCAACCCAAACAGGATTGACAAATGGCCGACTATAGTATCAACGCAGTGACGCGTCGCGTCGTCTACACTGGCTCCGCTGGTACGGGGCCGTATGCCTTCTCGTTCGAAGTTCTGGTGGAAGGCGATATCGCCGTCTACTTCAACGCGGCGATCCTAACGCTGACGACCGACTACACGGTAACGATCAACGCGAATGGCACGGGCAGCGTGACGATTGTGACGGGCACGAACGTGCCATCGACGCCGACTGCCAGCGACCAGATCACCATCGTCGGATCACGCGACATCGAACGCACGACAGACTTCGTGACGGCCGGCGACTTCCGCGCATCGGCAATCAACGAACAGCTTGATAGCCAGATCATTATGATCCAGCAGATCGCGGAAGAAAACCAGCGCGGTATGCGAGCGCCAACCTACGACCCGGCGCTTGTCGCGGATGGCGGCGTTGTCGATATGACGCTGCCGACGAAAGCGTCACGCGCCGGTAAGATTCTGGCGTTTGACTCCAACGGCAATCCGGCGGTTGGCGAAGACATTGGTAACTGGCGCGGGGATTGGGCGGCATCGACGGCTTACTCTGTTCGCGACCTGGTGAAAGACGCGAGCAACTACAACGTCTATCGGTGCAACACGGCGCATACGTCCAGCGGCACGACGCCGATCAGCGGCAATGCTGATGCTGCGAAGTGGGACTTGGTATTCGATGCGGCTTATGCGGCGACACAAGCCAGCAACGCGGCGGCTTCGGCTACTGCTGCTGCTGCATCGGAGACGGCGGCGGCTGCGTCAGAAACAGCGGCTGGTACGTCTGAAACAAATGCCGCTACCTCGGCCACCGCAGCGGCTTCTTCTGCTACTACGGCGTCTACACAGGCGTCTACGGCGACGACAAAAGCCAGCGAGGCGTCAACGTCTGCCAGCAATGCAGCGACTTCGGAAACCAACGCTGCGACAAGCGAAACCAACGCGGCAACATCAGCGACTGCTGCGGCGACTTCTGCTACAGCGGCGGCGGGTTCTGCTACGACTGCTACGACGCAGGCTTCAAATGCCTCAACGTCCGCTTCAAACGCTGCGACTTCAGAAAGCAATGCTTCTACCAGCGCGACGAATGCGTCGAACGCGCAGACTGCGGCGGAGACTGCACAGACTGCCGCCGAAACCGCGCAGACCGCTGCGGAAACAGCGCAGGCAGCGGCGGAACTCGCGGCTGATAACTTCGACGATACCTACTTGGGCGCGAAGGCGTCAGACCCT